GCTTGATAATCAGGGTCCTGTGCAATTAGTGTGGCCAGATAACCCGGCGCGCAGGACATTTCGCATATGCTTTTAGGTTTTAAGTCTCGCATTCTTCTCTTGATCCATCTGCAGATATATGGGAACTTCTCTTTTGATCCCCCGTTTGGTACATGTGAATAATGTCTTCTGGCAAAATAAATGTTAACTTTTGTTTTGCCACTACCAATAAGTATTTGCTGATTATTTTCAAGGTTATTTATCACGACATTAAGGTCGTAATACGCGCATATAATTTCAATGACTAGATCCATTGATGCATTCTCGTACTGACCATCGTAAATATATCTGCGGACATCTTCAGCTGTGTAATCAAACCTGTTTATGTTGGCGGGGTCCATTAATCCATTATAAACCAATCTTATCATTTCTCGTTGTTGTGGTTTCTTCTCTAATGGGAATGTGTTCCATATTGCAGCCATAACACAATGCCCAGCTCGGAATGATGCTGGAATGTCTTTAACAATTCTGCGGGCAATATTGATCGTTTGATCTGCGTTTATGGTTAATCCATCACTCTCTGTGTGATAATTATCCTTACCTTTAGTGATTCTGATAGCATTGCTACTAAGTATTGCTTTGAAGTCACCATCATCATAATCTTCATTGAACGAAAAGTTGACGACATTATTTGTTTCGTCTTTGGTCATTGTCGATTTTGGTTTTTCATCAATTGCAGTTAATGTACTTTTCACTTCAGGTTGCTCGGTATTTTCTTCTGTGATTGGTTTTATGGATGGGATTTGTTTTTCGTCATTTTGAGGTGCTTCTTTTGGCTCTACCTCGGGTACCTTTGGTGTACCACCCCCTATTTCGTCGTCTTCTTTGGTGTTTTCTTGTACAAAGTTTATTTTGTCAAAGATGTAATCATCACACGTGCAGCGACCCCAGCATGAGGTGCAAAAGTCGTCATCTTCAATGGGTGTGTCATCCATGATGTATTCTATGTTTGTAGAATTTTTCTCGACTTTAATGTCCATTGTGTGGTCTGAGCAATTTATTTCTTGTATTTGGTATTGCCAAAGGTAATCTCTTTTGTTTTCCTCAACTTTGTAGTCATCATCAAAGGAGTTTAAGATTTTACAAATAAATTGTCGAATGTCCATGAAAAGACCAGGTGCGTTTTGCCAAGCTTTAAGATGCTTAAAAGCCTGACTGATAGTTTGCGTTCGCTCTGATCTCTGTGTAGCGCCGATGATGAATATGCTTATGGTAATGTCATGGTAGTCATCAGGACTACAATTCCATCTATCTGCGTAGACGACTGATCCTATTCTTATTTCTCTTAAGAGGCCGGATGCAACGGCGGCAAACTCAACATATTTGTACGATTCGTCAGCTTGCCTCACTGAGTAAGTCATTAGCTGATTAACCACATGCTGTGGTACGAGATGGTGTTTGAGTTTACTTTGTTGTGTTGCAAAGCGGTCGTGAGCTGCATTTAGCAGGCTGGGCACGAGATAAAATTTATCTGCTATTCGGTCCAACGGTAAGCTCATGTAAATATCTCCAGTGAAGGCGGCTATCTTAGTTAAATTAATAATGTATAGCGGTCCTAATCTGTGGGTATTTTCACGAATTATTCTGTGGTTACCGTAAGTTATAGAAGTAAATTTAGCCCACGTGCGCCAGTTTTTAGCATTGTGCAAGTAAGGTATTGAGTTATCCATCATGGAAAAAACATAATTATGGCCTGCTTGTCTGACATGGTGAGCAATCTCATCAACATGTCTGTATTGTTCGCCAAGTAG